GGCCGAAAAACTTGGCCCTCCTTTTCTGCATCAAGTATTGAGATCGAGCATGACCGAGAAAATCGTTTATCAGACCAACCACTTGGGCATCCTGGTGGGTACGGTGACCGCCGACGAATCGCCGCTGGAACCGGGCGTGTACATGATCCCCGGCGGATGCGTGGAGACAGCTCCGCCGGCAATCCCGGAACACAAAGCCGCGTGGTGGAACGGCAACGCTTGGCAACTGGTGGATTACTTCGGCGGTGCGGTGGTGTACAGCACAGACACCGGCGAGCCGCGCACGCTCGAAGGCTTTGAGCCAGTGCCGGCAGGCTTCACCATGAAAAAGCCCGGGCCGAACCAGATCTGGAAGGACGGGCAATGGGTCGATGACATCGACGCAGTGCTGGCCGCGCTCCAGGACAAAAAGCTTCAGGCGATCGGCGCCGATTGCGCGGCGTACATCGCCGGCGGATTCAACTCCAGCGCCCTGGGCAAGGTGTACCGCTACAGCAGCGCGATCGACGACCAGGTGAACTTGAATGGCCAGGTGCTGCTGGGGATGGACGACACCTACCCGTGTTACGACGCCGACCAGGTGCTGGCTTTCCGGCCGCACACTATCGCGCAGCTGCAGAAGGTCAGTCTTGACCTAGTGCGGTTCCGCCAGGCGGCTCAGCAACAAGCCGAGATCCTCCGCCAAGCGGTGGCGAGCGCCCTGAAAGACAAAGACCTGAAGGCGATGAAGGCCATCATCTGGACGCCGCCGGCATGACCTGGGCACCGGTGACAATGCGCTGGCCGGAGCAGGCCACGCAGTGGATGGGCGAATTGTCAGCCGCCAAGGATCTGGCCGGCGGCGAGCTGGCCAGCACCGCCCAGCGCCTGGCCGGATTGAATGGGCTGGCCAACACCAACCCGGGGCCGGTCGGCGATGCCGCAAAAGGTGCGATCGCGGCCGGGCGTGCAGCGCTGGCCGAGCAGTTGGGTCAGGTGCCGGCGTGTCTGGTGGTGACGCCATTTCAGAGCGGAATCGGCCAGGGAACCGGTTACCAGCGCTTTCTATCGGCGCCGAACGTCCTGGAACACTTGGCCAAGAAACTGGAGGACGTCACCGATACCGGACGGCCATCCGGGCCGCAATATGCGCTGTCGATCCTGTTCCTGGGCACGCGCTTGGAACAGCTGGCCAGCGGACTGTCGCGGTTCAATGCGTTGCTGCCGATTCCCGACCTGATACGCACTGAGCGACGGGCACAGCACCTGATGAAACTGGAAAGCGAAAAGTGGGAGATTCCTGGCGCCGGCACGCTGCCTCTTTGGCAGGGCTTGCCGCTGGAGCGCTGCACGGTGGTCAAAGCCGCCAAGCAATCCATGGCGGGCCAACTGGCCGTGCTGGAAGGCTACGCCGCCGACAGTTCACCGTTGGGGGATCTGGCTGCGCTGGCAGCGCGCAAGAGCGCTCAGCAGCAAGACCGCGACCAACAGCTGGCCGACCTGAAAGCCTTGCTGACCGGGGGGAACCCTGACGTCAGCATGCGCGCGCGGCTGATCGGCCCAGGTAATCCCAACGAGCTGAGCCGCGACCTGCTGAGCGGTGATGCGCCTGGGCATGAATGGGTGCAGTGCGCCGGCCTGTTGCTGGTGGGCAGCAAAGAAGGGCTGAGTTTCGTACAGGAGCTGGTGGGCCTATGACGCTGTTGCTTGATGGACAGAAAGTCCAGGGAAAGAACCTCAAGGTCACCGCCAACCTGCGTATCGAAAGCGGCGACATGTCGGGACAGACCAGCAACACCGACAAAGCCCACAAGGGCTTCAAACCCAAGACGCTGGCCGTTTCGCTGACGATCCCATTTGTCGATCGGACTCAGTTGACCGACCTCATGCGTCTGGCGGAAGCCACGGCAAGCGGGGGCCAGTTGCACCTGTACCGCATCGTCAATGACACGGCTGAAGCGTTCGGCGTGCGCCAGGTGGAGTTTTCCGAGGGCGTCAGCGCCCGAGAGGCCGACAGCCTGAAAGCCTGGCTTGTGCAGTTCACCCTGAGCGAGCGCGAATCGAACCCGGAGAAAGTCGAAGGCCGGCGCGCTGACAACAAGGTCAATGCCCAAGGCGCACCGGGCAGCTCCGTAGGTGATGCCGGTACCGGCGGCGAGCCAACCAGCGACAACCCCGCCCTGAGCGGCTTTGAAAAAGTGCTGGGGCGTGTGGATAAGTGGCTGGGCGGGAGTGAGCAGGCGTGAAACTGCACAAGAAACTTTCCATCAACGGCGCGCCGATCGCTCTCATCAAGGAGGACGTCCGGCTGGACTCCACCAGCCCGGGCCGGGCGAACTTCACCGTTCAATCGACGGAGCCGCTGAAAGGGCTGGTGACGCTGGATATCGGCTACAACGAAGGCACGCTGCAACGCCACTTCATCGGCTACGTCGAGCGCTGTACCGCCGCCAACGCGGTGGAACAGGTGCTGTTCTGTCGGGAGCTGGCCGCTGTACTGGCCAACACGCTGCCGTTGAACCTGCGTCATGTGGATCTGCGCGCCGTGCTGGCCGAGGTCAGCGAACAAACCGGCCTGCGCTTTCGGGTTCCCGACCAGCCTTACGCCAGCGTGAAGGCTCCGTATTTCTACAGCCTCGCCGCCGGTTACCAGGCAATGGACAGCCTCGCCCGGGTATTCAGCATTCCCGACTTCACCTGGCACCAACTGGGCAACGGTGAAGTGTTCGCCGGCAGCTGGGCCGACAGTTTTTTTGGCGCCCGGGCGCCACTGCAAATCCCCACGGAGCTGTTCGACGGCTACCAGGGCAACCAAAGTGCGATGGTCGCGGCCCTTCCCGGGTTGCGACCAGGTGCAACGATCAACAACGGCGAGCGCATCACCAGCGTGACGCTCGCCAATGACCAGATGGCCATCCGATGGAAGACGCAATCCGCCGCGCTGTAGAGCGCCAATTTCCCGAACTCACCGGCGGCTACCACTTGCCACGCTTCGCCCGCGTCACCGCCGTGGCCGACGCGCCGGCGGATGCCGGGATCTGCGACGACTTCCGCCCGCGCTACGCGGTGGACATTGTGGTACTCGGTGCCGACGACGAGCCAGACCCGGCCATACCGCCGCTCACTGGCGTTCCGTTGCCGCTGCCCACCGGTGGCGAAGAAATGGGCATGTATGCCTTTCCCGAGGAAGGAACGCGCGTGGTGGTGTGTTTCGCCTACGGCCTGCCGAACAAGCCCTACATTCAATCGATCCTGCCCCACGGGCTGAGCATGCCGAAGGTGCCCAAGGGCGACCAGGTATGGCAGCACAGCGGTGCCGCCCAGCAGCGCGTCGATGCCGACGGCAACTGGCTTCGCCAGACCGATGGCAAGATCCGGGATCTGGCGGTCGAGCGCGAGGTGGAAGCCCTGGACAACCGCGAACAGTTCCAGAGCCACACGCAGACGATTGACGACCACTCGACCGAGTCGGTGGGTGGCGTGAAGACGATCGAGGCGCTGGGCGCGCTCAAGCTGCTGTCGGGTGGATCCGCGAGCTTGGCTGCGGTGGATGATCTGCACCAAGCGACCGGTCGGGATCTGAACGTGGTTGTGGGGCAGAAACACAACGCCACGGTGGGGGGCGATATGCAGGAGCGGATAGAGGGGTTGCGGCGAAGCGTGTCCGGTAAAGGGCAGCACCTGCAGGCGCCGAAAAACTGGATCGGTTCGGAAACTGTGAATTTGTTTCAGGTAGTGTGCGATGTGCTCAATTTGCTTGAGCAGATGAACGCTCAGATCGCCTCACACGTTCACGGGCCGAGTCCAGCTCCTTCCAACGCCGCTGTTTTTTCCACGAACAGTACATGGGCTGCATCCCACGCGGGGGTATTAAAAGGCGTTACGCGATAGGCATGTTTTACTATTGAGAGTGTGCGGGCATAAATGGTTATGCGGTATTCGTACATGTTTCCACAGTAAAGTATGGAATACGGGGCGAGCCCCCCGTTTGATACAATTAGTTGCCGATGACCGTCTGTCGGAAAGATTGCGTGACATAGTGTTTACTTGTGTTGACGGAAGTAAACCGATATCGGTTAACAAATTTGATCAACGCCCCAACGAAACCCTTATGTTTCAGGCGGCGGGCTCGACTCGGCATTTTTGCCCGGGCGCCAGATACGAGAAAGCCCGGGCGGGCCCGGGCTTCTCGCGCTGAATTTGGTGGTTGCTCTGGTCTCAAAAAAACCTGATGATTCTCTCAACCGCCGTTACAGCCCATCATTTTTTTACTCGCAATAGGAAGGTTATGGTCTGGCGACTTCTCAGTCAACCTGGTTGGGTTGCTTACGTATGTAAGTAGTTACGTAAGTTTAAACTCGCATTAACTAGGGTGATCTTGATTTGCGAATAATCATTATTGAGCAGTCGACGGTGGGAGGTGGGCGTGGTTTCTTTTCACGCCCTTCCCTTAACCTCAGAGGAATCAATAAACGATGAATAATAATTATCGTTTTATCCCTGATGAACTGATCCGTCTGCTGCAAACTGCATACTGGTCAATTCGTTTGTTTAAGATCTTCCAGCAGCTGTAACAAAAAGCGGGGGCCTTTCGGCCCCCGCTCTCTTTTCTGCAGCGCGAAGGGCTATACCTTCGTCTTGTTTACCAGCTTCGTACCGCGTCCGACTCGCAACACCTTAGAGACGACGTTACGCAGATTGTTATCCACAACGCCGAGCAGGCGCCGGCCGGTTTCCTCTGGACGACCGCTGAAGGAGGTTACGTGAAAATATTCGTGATCGTCCGGCGATGTCGAAGAAAAGTAGTAGTTGGAGACGCAGCAACGGGGCACGTCAGCGCACACGCCGCTGACCGAATGCCAGGAGTATTTATTCGTTTCCATCACCACAAGGCGGTTGCATTGGGACACGATCGTTTTCTGTTGTTTTACCTTCGGATCCCACAACTCAAAATTGCCGCCATTTTCCAGCGACCAGTTTGGCGACACGTAATAGAGCAGATTCAGGCGACGGTACAGGTTGCGCGCGCCGTCGTGGCTGTTGTCGATGTGCGGGTTCAAAAAGTCGTCTTTGAACATCATTGATAGTCCGCCAGCATATAGGCTCGGATCCGGGACGATATCGTCCATCCCCACCAGTTGCGCAACCTTGGCCACAACCGATTCGTGCTGCATCGCGTAGGTGATCGCACTAAGGATTTGTGGGTAGTCGGAAAGATCCGTGAGCGTCTTTTTCTTCTCCCGGAATGACTGCCGATCAAAGAATCCATCCGCATTGCGCGGAAACGCGTCATAAATCTCTTGAGCCATGCCATCCGTGAGTAGGCCATCTACAACGAAATGGCGCGTATGCGTACCTTTAGGATTGTTCCATTGCTGTTGAATATCGGTACCGAGCTGGTCAAGTCGGTTGACGATCAGCTCTGCGATTTGCGTGACTTCCATATTAGATCCTTGGCCTGGTGGCATTTTCGCGGCAAGCATTCTCCTCGAAACGGATCTCTGTATCAAAGTTGAAACATTTCCTTACTCAAGCCGACACCACCAAGACTGTGCGTAGGCGCAGCCTTCGATGTACTCAATGCCACTCAACACAAATCCTGTTACCGCCATCCCGGCGAGGGTGGCATCGAGCAGCGGAGGCAAGGGGTCAGGATCGAGCGGCAAACCCACCTCGACGCGAGCTACGTTGGCTGCGCGACCAAGTTCATGGCATATGGTGGAGTTGACCATTACGTTGCCCCGGATCGCTGGGTAGCGCCGACGCTCTTTCGGATCGAGCGCTATACCGCGTGAGCGCATAGGTGTGACCAGTACGTGCATGCTGCCGCTACTCGTCTGCGTTTAAGTCGAGCAGTGATTCGAAAGCATAGGCCAGCGCTGCGTCCGCTAACTCCAGCAAATCACTGAGGTGATCAGCATCAATCACATGACCCTGATGCAGTGCATGGGCTTGCCTGAGAAGCGCTTTGTGATGGGCACCGGGCATTGCCAGCAACGCCGCCTCATCCCGAAGCATGACTTGCCACTGCGCTATCCCACACGACTCCGGGTTTGCGGATCCCACAGATTCTCTATTCATCGGCCATGCCTACCCTCTCAGAATACTGTATATGCAACCAGTATAACGATGGGCTAATCCTCCAGCACCAACCGGGCGACTGACGGCGATCGGCGGTCGCTACGCTGCCCAGGGAAAATTCGGCTGTCACAGAAAAAAAACAGCTGAAAAAGCACTTATCCCCCTCCCGCCAACGGACTTCTTATCCTTTTTTCGTGCAAAGGCAGCGGCATTACGAATCGGGGTCTCGCCCACGGCCTCTGGGAGGGATCTGAGGAGCGTTGCAGTTTCACGGAGTGAAAGTTTTTGCAAAGAAGTGACACAGCGTTGGCAGAGCCTGGGACATGTTCAGTCCTGTGCCGATGCCTAGATATGCTTGGTTTCAGGGGAGCGTCTTGTGAAAAGGCTTGTTTTTTCGAGTTTTTGTTTTTCTCAATAGCTCACATCAGAAGAATTTAGGGTGCCTTTCGCATGGTTACTGATTGTCCCCAAATGCCCGGCTCATGGGGCTTTCATAGCATTTAGGCCGTTTCACAGATGCTCAATGAATCGGTGGGGGCTAACCCATGCCTGCGATCGGCAAGAAGGCATTCGTACGCGATGCCTTCGATAGAACATATCAGAGTTCTTGGTAGAATGAGGCGACCCCAAATACCTGAATACTAAATAACCTCAGGCCTGAGGTTCGGTAGACTGAAGTGATCTCATTACCTCGATACTCAATTCGCGTCGTCTTGCATCCACGAGGCTAGTAATTTTCTTGAAAAGCTCAGTTAATTCTATGTGGTTATCCTTTTTGTCGTATGGGACGATAAAGATCCTACGAAGCTCTTTATTTATTTCAACGAATTTCTCAGTGTGAGACCCAGAAAGGAAAATGTAGTGGGGGCGCGCATTAGGAATGTTGTGGGCATAGTTTTCGATCACTTGAGATATTGCTGGGTCACTTAGTGAAAACCCTACAAACAAAACAGTATGGGTTAGGAGAACTGTTTCGATAAATTTTGCGTATGCCCAATTCCCATAGGCTTTATCTGAGTAATCTTTTTTTGTGAAGATCATGGTATCGATTTCATCGATAGAACCATGAATTTTGAAAATGTAGTTTTGCGAGTCCCTGAAAGCTTGAAATGAGTCCTCACCTATCGACTTCACCACGTGGGGATGATGTGTTGCATTTTGATTAACATCATTCCAAGCTCCCTCTAAATATAAGTCAAAGTTCGTTGTTAAAACGATTCTTTGATTAAGGCTCATCAGGGTTTTTTGTAGTTCGGTAGGTGTTCCTCTTTGAGCGTATTCCGATGTTAGAAGTTTTTTCCATTCGTCTACGCCCATTCCTCGACTGATCATCTCACAAGCCATTAAATAATCTTGGCTCTTGATCATTTGCTTGGCGTGAGCTTTCAATTTTCTATCGTCAAGCAAGTCCGCAGCATCTTCCAAAAACTTTGACCAAAGTCTAATTCTGCCGCCTGCAACAGTGGTTACTCCCGCGGAAACTCCTGCGCCTATGAATATCGCGGCACGGCGTTCTGCGAGATCGTTAATCAAATCTGGATTTATCGTTCGCATATTACCTTACCTTAGCTCAATCAGCTTTAGAAATGGCAAGGTTTTCCAAGAATCGCAGCGCTAGCGAACTATAAATTTCCCGCGCCTGCTTTCTCATTAATGTATAACTGCCTAATGCGCTGACGTTGATCATTGGCTGGTGAAGCGTTTGAGACTTTGGAGCTAGGCTAGCTAAATGCTTAATTTCCCCAATATGTGGATTCAAATTTTTAGAGTAAAAATAGCTTAAATTTTTCCGAACAACGTCTGGCAGTTGTTTGCTGATGTGGTTGTAGGCTTCCACAATGCGTGTACCTTCTTTTTCTCTCCGCTCTTTATGTTGCTGTGTAACATATCCTAAGAATCGTAGTTTTTTATTGTTTATTAGCGGTAGCTCAGATGGATCCTCGGAGTTCTTCATTCCGAACTCTAGATCTTTTTCCCATACCTTTACAGCTTCGCCGATGTTTTTCAGAGCCCAGCTTGAAAAAATGTCAATAGACATGGGGACTAGGAAGTAATCTACTGCTAATAATATTGCTCTGTTGATGGCTCCAAGTGATGGGCCCATGTCGAAAAATATAAAATCATAGTGTTGTGTTTGTTCTATAACATTGTGAAAAACTAAAGTTGTTCGTAGTCCACGAATCCCGCCGGCCTTTGCATCTCTCCAATCCTGCGCTAAAAGGTCTTCTTTCAGCGCAAGTCTCGGGTCTCCAATTATGACGTCAAAGCCGAAGTTTTTAGATTTTAAAATCGGTAGTTCTGTTTTGTAGCCTTTGCCGGTAGATAGCGGGTGGATTACACTATATATAGTTTGCGGGTCCGTAGAGCCGTATATTTTAAGAAACTGCTCGTCCGGAAGTACATATTGAGTTAAGTTGCACTGCGGGTCAGCGTCAATCACTAATACTTTATATTCGTGATTTAGTGCAAGCTCGGCTGCAAGGTTTGCAACCAGCGTAGTCTTACCTACACCGCCTTTGTTGTTGAAAAAACAAATTGCTTTTGCTCTTTTGCTAGTTTCGGAGTTTTTCAGTTCGGATTCGGACATAGAACAGCTCTCACTAAGACCAAAAATATGCATCGTACGCGAGGGTACGCTTTGGGGGTATAGGGTAATGAATTTTTACTAAGTATTGTCTGAATCATACGTAGGGTTTCCGCAAGAGCAAAAGCCGAATGGCCCTAGTGATGGATAGAACGCCCGATTTTAACCATTTCGTAGGCGTAAAATCGCGGCTGATAGCGGCCATTCGCAGCCATTGAGAGTGGTGCATCGCAAGCTATCTCTTTTCCAGGTTTCTCAACCGTGCCAAGCCCTGATTGATGAACCCTGCATTTTTTCCGATTCGGTCAAGTGCCACGCGGGCATTCTCCCCCACGGCGTCGTGTCCCTGTTGCTCGACTAACAGCACCAATTCCATCAACGCAGCTTCGAGGCCCAGCTGATTTTCGTACATTTTTTCGAGAACGACGGAAAGGGAATATTCGCTGGCCATGTATTCGACTCCATTCGTAAAGCAGGAAGCATAGCAGGGCGCCTGTGCTGGCCAATTTCAGTTCGAGGCTGGGAAAAAGGTAATTTTGGTAAGACGGTGCGAAAAACTGGCTGCAGCCCTTATAGATCGTGGCTTTGAGGTATTACCTCTGAAGGTAATATTTGGTAAGGCCGGAGGTAATATTTCACCAAGTGCCTGATTTTGAAGGGTTTCCTAGGTGGGTGAAATTACTACGACTAAGGGTAATTTTCTAACCTCCTTATTACCCTATTATTACCTTTGCTAGATCCATATAACATGCTGATTTTATTATGTTTTTTTGATTATAAAAAAGAAAATTACCAAAATTACCTTTTTCCCAGGGGTCAACCTGAAAACGGAGTGAAGCACAGACGGGGTGATTCGCTGGGCTTTCGTGCACGCGGTTTTAACACTCACGAAACACGCCTGAGCCGACGATAGACAGTGCCAGGATTGGAGCCGAAAACCGCTGCTTAAAATTTGCTAACGCAGTTGGCAGAAGGCATGGGACAAGGAAGGAGAAGAACAGAGCTGGTACGCAACTGGTACGCGGGTTGGTGGCGAGGCGCTTGGGCCTTTATTTGCGGGAGCTAAAAGAAGGGTCAGTTCGATCCATCATCGGGGCGACGGAGAAGCGGCGGGAGAGTGGGGCGGGTGTGGCGGTGATAGGGGACATTGGCGGTTCTGGATTGGGTGGGACTGGGAGGTGGGGGAGTTTATCAGGAATGGGGGGCGGACGGGTTTGGTAGCTGGCGGAGGTCTATGCTCAAAAATTAGCCAAGCATTGGGGAATGCTTGGCAGATAAATCTACCCCCCTTTTAATTGAAGAACTGATCGAAAACGATCACA